GGCCTAAGTGGTTTTAGCGGATATTCGGGTATTTCTGGCTGGTCGGGTTTGAGTGGTTTTAGCGGATATTCTGGTTACAGCGGAACATCAGGCTGGTCTGGCATTTCAGGTTTTAGCGGCTATTCGGGCACTTCTGGCTGGTCCGGCATCAGCGGATATAGTGGCTTTTCGGGCTATTCTGGACTTTCTGGCTACTCCAGCTTCTCTGGTTTCAGCGGCTACAGCGGTTTATCGGGCTTTAGCGGCGTTTCTGGCTATTCAGGTACCTCAGGGTACTCTGGCTCAGGAGTAAGCGGCTACAGCGGTTTTAGTGGTTTTTCGGGTATATCTGGACAGCAAGGTACTTCGATCAACATCAAAGGTACGGTTGCCACACCGGCAAATTTGCCAGCAACTGGCAATCAAGTTAACGATGCGTACATTGTTAGCTCTAATGGCGATTTGTATGTTTGGTCTGGAACGGTTTGGAATAATGTCGGTCAGATTGTAGGACCTCCCGGCACAAGCGGCTATTCTGGCTATTCTGGGTTTGGCCTTTCTGGTTATTCTGGATACAGTGGTTTTTCTGGCTATTCTGGGTTTGGTCTTTCTGGTTATTCAGGTTATAGCGGTATTTCAGGCTATTCTGGATTCAGTGGCATTTCAGGTTATTCTGGAACCAGTGGCTATAGCGGCGCCAGCGGAATATCAGGCTACTCTGGTTTTAGCGGCTATTCTGGTATTTCTGGCTGGTCTGGCATCAGTGGCTACTCTGGCTTTAGTGGCATTTCTGGCTGGTCGGGCATAAGCGGCTATTCGGGTTTTAGTGGAATTTCAGGCTGGTCTGGTATCAGCGGCTATAGCGGATACTCGGGCTTTAGCGGCATATCGGGCTGGTCAGGTATCAGCGGCTATTCGGGCTTTAGTGGAATCTCGGGCTGGTCCGGTATAAGCGGCTATAGCGGCTCTGGCGTATCAGGCTACTCTGGATTTAGTGGCATTTCTGGCTACTCTGGCTTTAGCGGAATTTCTGGTTATAGCGGTATTTCTGGCTACTCTGGTACTTCAGGTTATAGCGGTTTCGGCCTATCCGGCTATAGTGGCATTTCTGGCTATTCGGGTTACAGCGGCTCTGGCGTATCGGGCTACTCTGGTTTTAGTGGCATCTCTGGCTACTCTGGTTTTAGCGGTGCAACAGGGCCGTCTACGCAAATTAACGCAACGGATAGCACGACGAATGCCAACTACTTTTTGGTTGCTGTTCCCGCTTTGGGATCGAACCAAACAGCGTATGGTTTTAGCAGCGATGGGTTGTATTTTAACGGCTCAACCAAAGTATTTACTTCGCCGTTCCATACTGCAACCGGCACTATTACAGGCGCCCTAACAGCCGGTGCATTTAATTATGGTACGTTAAGCTATAGCGATGTTAATATTTTTGCATCGTATACTTCAAGTGTAAACACCTATAACCAGATTGTTCTGCAAAACACAAATGCGGGATCTACAGCCTCATCAGATTATGTTGTAAGTAACAACCTTGGTACATCGGGCACATATTATGGTGACTTTGGTATAAATAGTTCTGGTTGGTCGGGAACATCGGCCACGCCGTTTAATATACCGAATGTGGTGTATGTTAGTTCAACTTCAGGGCCTTTGGCTCTTGGTTCTACCACCAGCAATCCTATTTATTTTAGTGTTAACGGTGGACTTGCTGCGACTATTGATACTACGGGGCTTTTGACTGTACCAACCGGTATTGCTGGTGGGGCATTTTAAGAATAAAGGGGATTTAACATGGCACAAAGCGGCTACACGCCGATTCTAACATACGGATCGTCAGGGGTTGGGAGTACACCCCTTGCGGCCAATTTGACGACCAGCACTAATGGCGTTGAAATGGCGCTGAACTACACTGACGGCAAATTGTTTTATAAAGACAATGCCGGCACTGTACAGGTTTTGGCGCTTAAAAATAACGCGCAAATTTCTCTGCCTACGTCGATTTCGACTGGCGGTTTGATTGTTGGTAATGGTACAAATACCACAGCGGCGTTGAGTATCGGCACAAGCGGTTATGTGTTGACAAGTAATGGCACTACATCGGCGTGGTCGGCACCGACGGGTTCGGTTGGCCCAATTGTGTATAATTTGACAACGGTATCATCTAACCAAACTATTTCTAGCGGCCAAAATGGTTTTTCTGTTGGGCCGGTTACAATCAATAGCGGTAACACAGTAACAGTGGCTTCGGGCCAAAGATGGGTGGTAATTTAAATGAGTACTATTGCAGCAGGAACAACCAGCACAACGGCGCTGGTAGAGACAGCCGATACGACAGGTAACTTGGTTTTACAAGTTAACGGCACAACACCTTCATTGACGCTTAACGCAGCGGGGGCGCATGGTGTTGGTTCGAGTGCGTCTTATGGTACTAGCGGTCAAGTATTGACTTCAGCAGGTAGTGCAGCGGCTCCTACTTGGACTACACCGGCCACTGGTGCAATGACGCTTATTAGTACACAGACTGCTTCTAATTCGGCAGCTTTGACTTTTACTGGGTTGAGTGGATATAGAGCATATTATTTGTTGTTTACAAATCTTACTCCTATAACAACAACCAATATATTATTAGCATATTTAGGATATGGTTCAACTCCGACATACATAACATCTGGCTACCACATTACATCAACTTTTTCAGCTAGCAGTACTCAATACATAACATCATCTGCATCAATTAGTTTAAGTAATGGTAATCAACAAACTGGCGCACAAAATGCATTTAATGGCTTTTTGACCATTAATAATGTTAATTCATCAACTTATCCAAGTGTTCAGTATATATCGTCTTATGGTGGTGGTTCTGTGTATTATACAGAAACAGGTTCCGGAATAATTGCCTCAACAAATGGCCCTACTACTGCAATAACAATTTATTATACTTCTGGAAACATAAGTTCGGGTTCTGTAACTCTTTACGGTATTTCTTAATAGGAATAACAAATGACCACAATCATTAATGCCTCTAACGGCTCTACAAGCGGTCTGATTACATTGGCAGATGCCTCTGGTGTTCTCCAGCTTCAAACTAACAACGGCACACCAGCACTAACGCTAAACACCACTCAGGCTTTGGGTGTAGGGTCGGGTGCTTCTTACGGTACTAGCGGTCAGGTGCTGACCTCTGCTGGCTCTGGTGCTGCGCCGACTTGGTCTACTCCAAGTACAGGGGCAATGACGTTGATTAGTACTCAGACTGCTTCTAGTTCAGCATCATTATCTTGGACAGGGTTATCTACTTACGACAAATACATTCTTATTTATGAAAATGTAATACCTGCGCAATCAAACGCGCAATTGATGGCTTTAATTGGTACTGGAGCTGGCCCAACATATGTTACTAGCGGATATTATGGTCAAGGATATTTTTCAAATTATAATAATGGTAGCGGAACAACAACTCAAGCGGCAACACAAAATAATACAGGAGGTGCATATATAGGATTTATTGGAGGTCGTTCAACATTAAATCAAACAAAAGCATCGGGTCAAATCCTTATTGCAGGTACAAATTCAAGTACTTTTGTAGAATTTTCCGGATGTCCTGGCAATTATGATACAAGTGTTTGGGAAGCGGAAACAAGTATGTTTTTTACTGGAGTTGCTGTATCTGCGTCAGTAACCGCAATAAAAATACAAATGCTTACTGGCAATATTGTTTCGGGTTCTTTTTCCCTCTACGGCATCTCATCTTAATAGGAGTAAATCATGGCATCTTTAAACGACACCATCGTTGCATATCTTACAGTCAACAACATTGCTTTCGCTCCCGGCGACTACCAAACTGGTCAGCCTGAAGGCCAACCAGATCAAGTGTTGACTTGGAACACAGCCAAGTTGGGCGCACAGCCCACACAGGCTCAACTGGACGCCGCATACACAACATATGAAGGCCAACAGATTCAAGCTAAAAACAAAACCCAAGCAACGGCTTTGCTGCAAGCTACGGATTGGTCTGTCAACGCTGACGTGACAACTGGCACACACAAGCTGACCAACCAAGCTGACTTCATTGCATACCGCAATGCTGTTCGTGCGATTGCAGTCAACCCACCTACAACACCAGCAACTTTCCCTGCTGTTCCTACAGATACTTGGAGTAATTAAATATGACCACGGTAATTTCGGGTTCATCGCCATCAGTCACGTTTAGCGACAGCACCACGCAAACAACTGCG